GCTATCTCAATCGCAGGCTTATAGTTAAGCTGCATATACAAAGACAGTTCCTCATCGCTATTAGGAAGCTCGTCAGGAGATACAGTGAAAGGGTCTACGCCAAAGCCTTCCTTTACCTGCATCAAAAGGTCTTTAGAGACCATCTGAGCCTCTATCATATCCTGATACTTACTACGCTTTGCCGACGACATAGCGTCTTGAGCGTAAGCCTTGACATCAAACAAACGGTCCGACATACCGTTAACTACGATATCAACGAACTTAGGGATGATAGGAATTGGAGTCCAGTCCAGGTTCAAATAAGAAAGGTCACCGTCGACCGAGAGTTCACTTTTATACTTAGCAACAGACTGCTCTCCCCTAGCGTACAATCGGAGTCGATTAAAATCTCTCCATTGGCTATAGAAGCGACAACCGTTTCCATCCCTCTTAAACCACTCATACTGAATGGCTTGTCCAATCTGCAATCCATACTCATAAGTCGCCTTTTCAGCGTCAGAAACAAATTGGGTAGGGAACGAGGCAGATGCTATGTTAACCTGAACATCTCTCATTATTTAACTAGTTCGCTTATATTTCCACGATTGTTGTACCTAGCAAAGGTAACAGATAATTTCGATTGCTTTTCAACAGGCTGATAGATGTGTTTTTGGTTAGCCATAATGGCCAATCCAGAGCTTATCGTAGCGTCAAATCGAGTCCTGTTGTTGATATCAAACTTAGCCCAGTCCTCAAGGGTTCTAGTAAATGGCATAGCGCCTATATCTCCTTGCTCTCGATACGTTCCCTCCATATCAATCCCCACGTGCTTTTCGATATAAGTCTCGATAGCCGAAGCGTGTGATTGCTTTACGTCTTCCGAGGTATTTGGTATACCACCCAGCTCCTTCTCCGTCTTAGAGAGTTTATTAAACTTCTTGTCGGGACGGTTCATAGAGAACTTGCGGTAACCTCTGTTCTTGAAATGATAGAGAAGCCTTGGCTTGTTATTCTCGGTAAGGATAGGCATACCATAGAATATACAGGCCATCAAAACTTCTTCGAAGAATATCTCAGCGGTCTGTGGTCGAGCTACATACTCTAAGAAAAACTCGTTGCTCGGGGCGTCGTCCATATTAAACTTAGTCATCCCGTGAAGAGAGCCGTTCGAACCCCTTCCGCCTACTACACCAGATATATCGTACGGGTCGCAACCTAGAGAGCCAATATGTTCGTTTCCAGGGTACTTCATACCATTGCGAACCACGACGTGGTTTTGCATACGTGACGGAGGCGTCCACCCCAACAAGATCCTGCCGTTACGCTCTGGCGTCCATATAACTTGACTGTCTTTCTCACCGTTTTTCCAATGAAAAGAACCCCTAGTGAGGTAATGCTCCTTTATCATTTCGTCGTTATAGTCAATCTGCTGGTATATCTTAGTTAGATTGAATATAGACTGCTTGCTTTCATCTCGAAAAGCGTGAGACTCGGTACGCGGAAACTGCCGATAGAACTCGTTGAGCGCGTCGGGGTCGTTCTTAAGTGAAGCCACCTCGTTCTCCCAGTACTCGATAGCACCCATTTTAATAGAGCTTCCGTCGATACCCTTTACATCGTGAAGCGGCTTCCTAAATACAGGCATACCATACCTGTCGATATAGCCTTCAAAGTTCCACTCCATAGGAATAAAAAGGCTGTACATACCGCTCTTGGTTTGACCGTTGGCGTTACGATTGCTTACGTCAGATTGATTGTATAGAGTCTTGTAGTTACCACCACCTTTGCTTAGAGCGTTAGATGTAGAGCCCATCATACACTTCCCTATAATACGGCTACCGAGACGTAGGCAGGTCTTCGTGACCCGCCAGTTATTTAGGATGTTCTCTGGTTTCTCCCACTTACCGCTCTCGTCGTGAACCAATAGGAGCAGCTTTTCTCCGTCATAACTGTTGTCCGCTGTATTCTTCCAGTCTATAGTGGTATCGAGACCGTCAAGCTCCTCAGACTCATCGAGGTACATATTACGCTTAGTAATCTTAGACGCAGGCACTCGGTAGGCAAGCTCTGTCTTTGGCTTGTCCATACCGTCCTGTATAGGCTTGAAAAAGAACGGGTAGTTAGCCGATATAGGAACGACTTTATCCGTAAACATCTTCTTGGCGTCAGCACCCGTCTTGGAAAGTATTCCTACACGAGCGTCTTTAGCTAACGTCCCTATATTCACGCACTCCGAAGACCCCATAAAAGAAAATCCTGAACGACGTATCTTAAGGTAACACATACCAAAGCAACGGACATCAGCTTTACACGCTTCCCAGAATATATAGAATATACGGTTGGCTTCTCGGAAGTCAGGAAGCCCTACGTCAATCTTGGTCCATTGGAGGTAAGTATAGTGCGAGCCTGTTATGTATGTAGGCACTCCGTTATTCATAAACCACGCGCCATTTTCACGCCTGTCGAACTCTTGCTCTACAAAGTCTACCCACCTGTCTTTAAACTCAGCGGGCATATCATTCCACTGAAATATTGTCTTGATACGTGTAAGCTCCTTGGGATACTCTAATGGCTGCCAGTACTGCTCTTTCTTGGATTTACTTCGCTGTATCGGGTCGGAGGCAGACATAGGAAGCGCAATACGCACACCCTGTATTTCGACCACCTCACCTACCGTTCCGTCCTTTGATATAACCACAAAGTCATAGTCTTCGTTATATCCGTACTCCCAGTTTTTTGCGCGATTTTTTCTGGCAAGAACGTTTTTAGGCACTACACCTTCGAGCTGAGTAAGTAGTTTATTTTGACCTTCGTTCTGCAAAACCTTGCTTGGTATTAGTAGATGAATCGCCACGCTTCTCCATAGCCTCTAAATTCTCTCTCTCTTGCTCTATACGATTGAGTATCTCTAACGCATCAAATATAGCAAGCTTTTTAGTGGCCGCTGCATTTTTTAGCCTGTCAGCAGCCAGCTCGTCTTCAAGGTCTGGCTTGATTATATCTTCTTTAGCTACTTTGATAAGCTGCTCTACCGCCCTATGACCAGCCGCTATAATCTTCTCTTTGAGTTCTTTTGAGTTCATAATACCAAGGTTATGTTGTCGGTAAACATACGGTACAGCTTTTCACCGTCTACCGTAAACTCATATTCGCTATCAGGGAGGAATGAAACCTCATCACCTTCATTTACACCAAGAGAGAGCAGTTGGTCGTTGCCATATTTAAGGCGCCCGATAAGAGGTTCTTCCTTTGAGAACTTACCTATCCACGATTCTTTCTCTTCTACAGGCTCTACAAAACAATATTTCCCGTGAGCCTGCCACCTGTCGTCTTTTTTATATAGAAAGAACTGGTCGTCCGTCACAAAGAAAAGGTCATCTTGGAAATAGCTGCGGCCACTTTTCTGAACACCATACATATCGTAATAATACTTAAATACGTTATGATGAACCAACAGGGTATCTCCCGCCTGGATAGGGCCTGAGTAAGAAAGCGGAACGGACTGTACGATAGCGTAGCGGTTAGAAAATCTGTGGTCTTCTTGGGATGAACTTACGATAAACTCAACGTCGTCGGCTTTTCGTTTGTTATCGTATCTACTGCTATTTTTTGGCTTTACTATAAAAGAGTCTGGTGACCTCATTAAAAGTTAATGTTGTACTCTACGGACAGCGGCATCGTATGCGAGAAATGCTTCCAAAGAATTATCTCGTTATTGCGCTCTATCCATATCTGAATTGAATTTGATTTATCCTCAACTTTAATGAGGTGTATTTTATAGTTGCCCCCGAGAACCTCTTGGCCTAGCAAGTAATGCATCGCCGACTTATAGTCGGGACCTACAGAGATTTTACGGATAAGCATAGCTTAGATAGAATGAACCACGAAGTTTACGTGCTTACAAGTAATACCTGCACCTCCAGCGACGCTATTCTTTACACGAACCCTTAGAGATTCATTGTAGGCTACGTTCGTGATACACGTCATAGTCAAAACAAAGTCGTCTCCCGTACCAGGGGAGGTTACATCTTGTGTAGACGCCACTATATCAACGCCGTTATTAGACAATAAAGCTGTAATAACGTGATTATTACCCGCGCTTAACGACATAGATACGGTTACCTGCGAAAGCAATGTAGTCTGATTTGTGTTGACATTCGTCACCAAGTTGCTTGAAGATTGATATCCATCAGCCAAACCCTCAGAAAGCGTCACATTTAAATCTACATAAGTATCCGCCTCTGTTATGGTTGTTGTCGATTCGGTATTCGAGTACGCGTCGATATAATAAGTTGGAGCTGTAGCTGAAGACAGCGAGTCCACCCTAATGTTCTTCGTGGCGTTAGAGTCATTCGCGTCGCTAACCACAATCAAGTCAGACGGACTAGGCGTAACGGTTCCGTATGTACTAATCTTAGGCATAGGTCCTTACTTGTTGCGGCGGTTCTTACCCATTACCACTGCGTTGAGGATACGAGACAATACGTTGACGACCTTATCGTCCTTCTCCGTCTCGGTCAAAGCAGTAATGGTCCCAGCTGCTGTAATTGTGGCAAGCAAAATCTCACTCCAAAAACTTGTAAAAAAATTCATATCTGTTCGTTTAAGAATTTGTACTTATCCTGCACATCGAACGAAGGGCAGGACTTACTTGAAAACTCATTGTGTCCGTGAAGACTTAACTTCCCAAAAATAAGGCGTAAACTTTTAACTAGCTCAAGGACCGCGATATCCTGCATCTCAGTCATAGTGTCCTTGGCGTTCATCTCTTTGTCTACACCACCTATATAACATATGCCGATAGAGTTCCTGTTGTGTCCATAGGTATGAGCGCCTGACTTATCAAGGTCCCTACCGCGATGGATTGAACCATCGGCATAGACACAGAAATGATACCCGATATCATCCCACCCGTTAGCGAGATGCCACCTTCTTATATCATCTACCGTAACATCCCTACCCTCTGGCGTTGCCGAACAATGGAGGATAATTTTGTTTATGTCCCTCATTCAATCCCTTTCTTAGCTAGGAGTAGCTTGATGTCATTAACTCCATCTAAGAGCACGTCCAGCGCCTGCTGTACCTTGGTCTCCTGCTTTTCTAAGGAATGAAGGCGGCTTTTTATTTTAACAATTTCATTCTGCATCTTTATGTAGGTTGCTAAAATGCCTGAAGCGGCACCCATACCAACGGATATAAGTTCGTAATTCATATTTTCTTCCTCATTGCTTTCAATCAAACTGTATCTTACGTCGGTACCTACGGTAGAATTAGAATTGAATTTCATTACATTTTTTCTTCAGGGCATTCCCATTTATTAGGGTTGGGTGGGTAAGGAACGCGGTTCTCGCACTTATAGTACCACCCTGGCTCACCGACTTGAAGGTCGATATACGCAGCCATTTCCTCCTCGGTATCGAATATATCGAGGTACTGCTGTCCTGTACTAAGCTCACCCTTAGAGGCATACCCGTAGTTATTGCGCGGGTTACCCTTTACCTCTTCGCCGTTATTAAAGGCAAACCAAAAAGCAGGCGTTTTAAATACGTGTGTATGCTTAGCCATTACTCAACGATTTCAGCGTTCTGGTCTTCAGTGGCTTCTTCTGGCTCTGGCGGGAACCATCCGTTGGCTTCCATATACGCTTGGTCGCGCACCGTACACTCAGTCGGGATGATAGTATCAAAGACCACTGTAGGAGATGTCGTGATGGTTGTGGTGAGCGCGTCTTTCTCCGCTTCTGGCATCAAAGGAAATAAAGCCTGTAGCTCGGTCAGGTCCACCGCTGCGTTCACGTAGATAAGCCAGTCCAAAATAATAGATAACGCAGCCTCTCCCGTCGTAGGGTTAATGACGGAACTGAACAGATTGAAATTTGCTTCGTCGGGATTCTGGATAGACTCAGGACGTGTGATGCAGTACAACTGTCGAGAGATAGCTACTGCTCGCTCTTCTGAAGTAAGCCCCCCTTCGGGCGGGACGATTAGGTAGTTACTCATTTTGGTTTATTGATGTTGTAATATGCAAATATATTGTTTTCTACTTTAGGCTTCTGCGTAATAGGTATGACTTTCGGTTTCATCAGTAGATATCGTAAAAAGTGTTGATGTTGTCCTCGATGTTGGTGCGGTTGGTGTCAGTTGGTTCCGTGCTGTAAAATACAGCCTCTTGCAAAATGAGTTGACCTTGATTGTTTCTTGTGGCAAAACCTAAAGCCTGCGAATTCGCTGTAAATGAATCGGTTGTGCTAATTATTTCCGTACCATCAGAATACGCTTTTAAAGCATTGTTAAATCTTGAAACTGTTGTCAGATGTCGTGATAAATCCGTGGTACCCCCTCTCACCTCATCGTAATTTGTACCGTCACCTACGAATACTTGTATGTGCGCAGTGTTCCATCTTTGCACGTCTAGAGTTTTGTAGTTTTGA